AAAGTTATAATTCCCCCACTGAGTTACAGTTCTATAAACATTACTACCAATAGCTACACCTTGTCCTTTAGAACTATCTTCTGCATTTATTCTTACTTCGTGATACCATTTACCACTTGTAGGATAGTTAATTGTTGAATTTGCTCCACCATGTGTTCCACTTGAATTTGTACTTTTTAAATTTGCTTCTGATAATGTGTGTGTGACTACAGGTGTCAAAGGATTTAATGTACAAAAGTTATTTGTAGGTGTATCAATCATAACATCTGCGGTTCCCGATAAATTCGTTGGAGTCCATGTGTTATCATTCCCCGAACTATCCTCACCCATGTTTCCCGTGTTGTTAAACTTTAAATAAAAACCATTCGTACCATAAGTTCCCGCGTATTGTTTGGGTTTCCATACGCCGCTATCACTATCAAATTCACCGAAGGCTGTAGGGGATAGTTGTTGTCCATCTATGAAATTAACTTCTGCCATGTACCCATCATAATAAGCAGAACCAGCATATGCTTGACGACCTATTCCATGACTGACTGTGTTGTTATAGGCATAAGAACCAGATAATGAAGCACGATTATCAGTTGAAAAACTAGAAACCAAAGAACCATTTATGTAAAGTTTTGCTCTATCTGATGCTGTTCCTTGTGTTGTATCAAAAGCAAATACAATATGATACCAAGCAGAAACGTCTCTAATTCTTTGAGAGGTTAGAAAAAAAGTTGTTGCATCTGTTCCAAAAATTATTTGGTCATTGTTTGTAATAGTTAATCTAATATCATCTGCTTCACCACTTCCTGCATTCCAAAGTGTTTGATAATTACCTGTGCTAATAGCTGACCTTTTAATCCAAGCACTCCAAGTCCAAGTTGTTCTATTACTTGCACTAGCAGGTGTTCTACTTAAATAAGCACTATCATCATCATTAAATCTAAGGGAATTAGAAATCTGATAAACACCAGGAATATTCGATCCAACAACAGGAAACGTCATTACATAACCTCTCGTTTAATCATTATCTTCGCGTCTTTGATTCCTTGCTTTGCCATATCCATTGCATCCTTTGCCATCTTACGTTCACGCTCTAGGTCTGTGTTCTCATCATTAATCATGACCTTGGCTTCTTCTAATGACATTTCGTCTGAATGTTTCTTCGCATCTAAAGCTAGTCTTGCTTTACGCAATTCTAAATCTTGGCGTTGTAATTCAATCTGCTGTTCGGATGTATCTTTCTTTTCACCCGACATAATCTTTTGTTTCTCTTCATCTAACTTCATAATAGAATCCGAAGCATTCGCTGTCAGCAGTGCAATTTGATTTTCCACTTCAGGTGGAAGCGGTTGTCCCGACATCATGGCTTGGACAATTTGCGGGTCACCAATCATTTGCGCTACTTCGTTTCTGTACTTCATCGCTAAGTGATCTTGGATGTGAGAAGCTAATGTTTGTACCATTACAACATTCTCTTTGTATGCAGGGTTCTGCATCATTGAAGCGTGCGCTACAATGTGAGCATCATGGTTTTGATCAGGTCTCGGTGTGAGAGGGGCACCTTTCATGGATGCCATGTTTTCTGTTACAGGGTCTGCTGAGATTGGTTGTTGCTGTTGCTTCAAATATCTTTGAGGCTCATCAATACCCATCGCGGCAAACAGTTCCATTCCAATCTGCTCCATGTTGTATGCATTAGGATTCTGTTGTGCAATCTGCATGATCGCATTAATCTTAGCAATACGGTGTGCCTCAGTCGGCATGTTCGGATCGGAGACAGGAAGAACATCAATTGATTTTAAATTGAAATCATTTTTGAAAACTTGCTGTGCACCACCTGCGACCTCATACGGGTACAGATCAGGAAGATACTCAAAATCTAATCTCGCTAAGATTCGCAGGTCTTTGGATTGGGCGTTATGCAGACGCTTGTGCACAGCGCTGAACAACTTAGAACTTTGCTCAAGCAAAGCCATAGTTGTGCCAACAGGTCCATAGTTAGATGCTTGATCTACTATGTTGTCAGCCGAGTCAGCAAACTCTTTTGCAGCATTCACAACATACTGCATTAAATTGAATAAAGTTCCTGAAGGTTCTTTGAATGGTAAAGGTTGTAATGATTTACCTAAGTCACCCGCAGGACTATTAACTTCTCTCCACTCACCTGGTGCGATTGGTTCATCAGGTGCTAACACTCGTAATCCGTGTGCTTTGAATCCGCCAGGTAAATTTGCAAATGTACCTGCATCTACTAATTGTCTCATAGATGATGTTGCGGTTTTGGTTAAGCCTCCAATCAAGTGTAAGTATCCATAACCATAGAAACCTAAACCAGGAATCATGTAGTAATGGGTGAAGTATAATTTCTTTTCTTTTTTAAAATCATCTGCATTCCAGTTTCTTCGGATGGCAAGAATCTTTCCTTCATCTGTCATGTGCACAACATAAGGAAGTTTGATTCCATCGGGATCTTCAAAACCTGGTAAGTCTAAGTTCACGTGCATCTCTAAAATTTCTACACGATCTGTATCACCATAAGGTTTGGTGACACCTAAGATTTCATCAGACGCTTCTTGTGCTGCAGATTCACTTAAGTAACTTTCTTTTACATCTACATCTGCAAATGTTCCAGCCATCTGAAACTTTTTGATTTGATTCATAGACATAGAATACTTGTGAGTAAATCGTTCTGCTGTTTCTAAATCAGATGCATAGTAGTCAATATAAAAATCTTGCGCCTTTACATATTCAGTGCGCGGTCTTTGTAATCCAATGTCCCAATATGTTTTCTTAAAGGCAGAACCGTAGAGCGCTACATAAAATAACAAACGGTCTAACTCAGGACCATACTCAGGCATTTGAATTTGTGTTTGGTAATTCATAAAGTGACGCACACGATTTGCCTGTTCCATTTTCTGTTGAGTTTGTAAACCAACAATTCGTGTACGTACTGGACCTTCAGTGGGAAATAATTCTTTATAAGCTTTTGCTTGAAACTTTACGACTGCTTGTGACAGTACAGGGTGAGAAGATGCGCAGGCTCCTGGAAATGGTTCATCACTTTGTTCTGATTTAAAACCTAAAAGGTCAACACCTTCTTCTGCGATTGCATCATACTCTTCTCTTGATTGTTTGTCTTGTTCAAAGGAATCTTGTAATTCATTTGCAATAGAGCTTAGCTCTTTGTCATCAATAAAATCTACAAGATTTGCATCATGTTGCATAGCATCGGGGTTCATATCCATCTCATCAAAAAGACCCATTGCTTCTGCCTCCTCCATCATTGCTCTATCTTCCAATGTAACTTCAGCGCCACCTTCAGGTGTCACCATTACATCAGTATCTTGCTCTGGAGTTTCTGGTAGTTCTTCAAAGAGAGTTAAGTTATCTCCCTCTGGAATGTCAAAATTTTTTTCTATTGCCATAAATCAATCCTTAATAATAACGTCTGCGTTTTCTATTATACACTGCTGAGTGGTCTAAGTCAAGCCATGAATTATCACTATGTTCAAGATAACCACCATTACGAACATACAGCACAGCTTGCGTAACAGAGTCCACAATATCATCATGAGGTCCTGATGGGAACTGTCTGCACTCTTCGATAGTTTCTTTTGCCCAAACTTTGTCTAGTGGTGCATAGATTCGGGCGTTATGAAACAAGGAGCTAATAGCATAAGCGCGCGCTACCTTGTCTCGATCAGGTTGATACTCTTGAATGGGTAAACCTGCTAGTCTTAGGTCTTGAATTAACGATTGACCTGAAGCTTTTTTCTCAATCACTATGGAATCGGGTTTATGTTTTAAATATTTATCCACTGCTTTCTGTCTGAGTGTAGGAAAATCCCAGCGACCCTTCTCCATTCCTAGCAATACCATGTTTGCTAAACTTAAATCATCTTTTTTAAACACGCCCCATGTAGTAACTACGGAATAGTCTGCAGTTGTGCGTGTAGAAAACGCCGTATCCCAAGATTGAATAATAAAATCGCACTCAGGCGGGTCTTCACTTGTCCAATTCTGCCAGTAATCTACCTGAAT